ACCAACAGCTTTTACGCCAAGCTGGAGGAGGTCGATCGGGCTATCCGGCCGATCTACCTGCGGCACGGCTTCTCGCTCTCCTACAACACCGTGGCGCCGCTGACGCCCGGCCATGTCCGCATCGAGTGCCGGTGCGCCCACGTCGGCGGGCACTCGGAACGGTTCTACCGCGAGGCGCCGGCTGACACGCTGGGGCCAAAGGGGACGCCGACCAAGACCGCGCTGCATGGCGGCGGGTCAACCGAGACGTTTCTGAAGCGCTACCTCGCATGCGGCATCTTCAACGTCGTCTTCAAGAACCAGGACGACGACGGCGTGCGCGGCGGGATGGTGCCGATCGGCCCGGATCAGGTCGAGGTGCTGCGGGCTCTGTGCCACGAGGCAGGGCAGGAGGAGACGACAGTGCTGGCGCGGCTGTTCCTCGACGCGGACTCGTTTGAGGACGTTCAGCAGGGCCAGCCGTTCCTCCAGATCAAGTCTGCGCTGGAGGCGAAGATTGCCCAAAACCGAAAGAAGGCAGCAGCACCATGATGAGGATACTCGGCTGGGCGATCGGCGGCGTCATCGTCTTCTACGTCTGCGCTTACTCCATCATAGGGGCCTATATCTGGGCATGGCTGAGCGTAAACAATCCTGATCCGGGAGACGATGATGCCAATCTTTGATTTCCAGAACCTACAGGGAACACCGGGCTGGTATAAGGCGCGGGCCGGCGTCCCAACAGCGAGCATGTTCCACGAGGTCATGACGCCCAAGACCCACCGGATGAGCGAGAGCCGGAAGAAATACGCCTGCCGGCTGATTGCAGAGCGATTGCTGAACTGGCAGTCAACGTCCCTGGACAATTTGGAGAACATACAGAACGGCAAGGCCAACGAACCGATTGCGGTTCGCAAGATGGAATTCGTATATGATATCGACACTATCCCCGTTGGCATCGTCAAGACCACTGACGGGCGGTTCGGCGCGTCACCTGATCGGATCAGCGCTGGCTGGGACATCGTTTGCGAGGTGAAGAGTCCGACGATACCCGTCCAGATGGAGCGGATCATCTTCGGTGACAACGACGCCTACATTTGCCAGCGCCAGGGGCAGTTGCTCGTGTGCGAGGCGGATAAGGCGATATTCTTCTCGTATGAGCCTCGGTGCCCTGACTACATGGTCGAGAGCGGGCGGGATGAGGTGTTCATCAAGAAGCTGTCGGATTGCCTGGAGCAGTTCAGCGATGAGCTGGAAGAGTGGACACTGCGTGCGAGGGCGGCGGGTCCATGGCAGGCCATGGTAGAAATATTGTCGCCGCACGAGACGGAATATGCAGATAGACTTGCAGAGCCAGAGTGATATCGTTAGACAGTCGCCTCCATTCAACGATCGGACGAGATATGAACGACGGACTAGTGGTTGAGCAAGCAGATGTGGAAACCGCCCCGGTATCCGCCACGCCGGCAGAGAGCACGCGGAAGAAGCGGAAGCTGGTTGTGGACCACGCCCAGAAGACTGTGGCCATCCATGACCCGAGCGGGGCTCACATCGCGACATACGATCTCGGGAATGTCGAAAGTGCGGATATCCGCGCTGCCCTGACCATGAAGGGGTTTGTGGCACATCTCCGGGACTCTGACGATCACGCAGCGGCGTTCGATGACCTGGTGAATAGCCGGGTTGCTGTCGCAACGCCGGGTCTATCGAACGATCGGCTCGCCATCGCCCACGCTCTTGCGCATCACAGCGCGGCCAAGAGCGGCGAGAAGCCCGATGTGTTGCTCCCAGCGATGATCCAGCATGCGTCCCGTCTGGACAAGGACGCGGTAAAGGTTCTGGTGAAGCGGCCGGATGTTCGGGCGCACGCCGCTCGACTGTTCGGGGCGGAGCAGGATCTGTTGCAGGTGGCGGGGCTGTAAAGCCGCTGACGACTGATCGCGGAGCGTTTAAGATAAAGGGATGACGATGAACACCGTCATGTGCATCGACGCTGCCATCTCTGCGATGAAAACGGCCGGCGGCGGCACCATAGCTTTGCCGCCCGGCGTGGTTGCCACCGATCCGACGACTGGATGCTTGACCATTACGCTCACGCCAGGCACCGTAGCCGCGCCGCCCGGCACGCTCGACGTGGCCGCGACGATCGGCCATCTTGGCCTTTCGATCGTCGACCTGCTTGTCATATACGGCGCGCTGGCGTGCGTCGTCTATGCCTTCGCGGCATTCATGATGTGGCCTCGCTTTCCCGGGAAGCTCCGGTGACCCCGAGACCTCGCTTGCACCACGGTCCAGCCGGTGTTGCGGACTGACGAGCCGGACCTATGGAACGGCCGTGGGAGAGGTCATTGTGTCCAGCTAAATCGAACAGTTGCCATGGTGGAGATATAATCCGAGTTGCCAGATGGCGGCGTGAAGCTGAGATTTAGACATCCGTTGGTCGTATCGGCTGTCGCACTGACTGAAGCGGACATCCCACCACCCACAATCGCTGCGGCGGTTCCTGACGCAGTATAGGTCGTGGTAGATACTCCCCCCGATAGTTCCCGCAACACGGCCTGGGGTTCGTGCCAAGAATACCAGAGATTAGTATTCGATCGATCGTATGCGGTTAATTGAATATCCAACGTCGCCTGTGATCCAGGTAATATATTGATGCAATTATTAGAGCTATTAGTCCCCGTGGTGGCCGCATTCCCATCGCCGGTCAATCGCCATGCCGATGAGCTATTGCTCACTTGATTGAGTGTCGCTGTGCATGTTTCGGCCTGTAGATTGTTACCCGCGTTATTGCTGCCATGGCAATCCCAGCCGAAACCATAAGCGTAAGCCTTAGCTCCGCCAGCCGTGCTATACGACCCGAACGCTTGGTTTTGATACCCGTTTGTGACTCCCGAGCCGTATCCGCCCGAAGCATTGGCATATCCCCCGGCTATGCTAGAATAAGTCCCCGCCGCAACCTCGCCCGACGTGTCCCGCACCGTTTGTAAATCTACCGCGTGCTGGCCCCTGTTCCCGCCCCTAGTCGCCGTCCCATCCGGGAGCTGCGCCAACACACCATTCAACGACCCGTCGATGCTCACCGCGATATTATAATCGCTGGCCGAATACGATGATGCCCCGGTTCCCAATGTCGGCAACGGTGTCCCGTTGTTATAATCCATCCAGGCAAACTCATCGTTATTAGACCCGTAGGTGTAGGTATCGGTGCCTCGAATAATTATCGGCTGCTGGCAGCTTATATAATTCGTTCTGTTGCTATAAGCCGGTCCATTGCTCGAAGTGGATAGGTTTGATCCGTTCGAGATTACGCAGTCACCGTATCCTGTGGCCGGCGTAACGTAGTAATTTTGTAACCACTCAAAATAGTCGTGGTCAGCGTTTCCGAGGGATAAACAATCGCCATATTGGGTATAGCAGATCACACGGTGGAAGATATTCAGCGCATTGTTGCCCACGCCGCCGCCGCTGCCCGTAGCTGGGCCAGACCCGCCTGCAACAATAAGTGGCGCGTGACCGGTGGAGTTCAGTCCTTGAACACTGATGTCTCCCCACGAAATCGTATTTGTCGTGTAGGTCTGAGCGGTATCGAAGCGAGCCCCCTCGCCAGCTATGCCGATCGAGGCGCCGCTTGCGACACCTCCCGTCGTGGTCATGGATTCGCTGCCGACTGTTTGAGAATTATTGACTGTCCATGTTCCCGCACCCTCAACAGTGCCAGCCGCGCGACCAGTAATCACAGTGCCTGCGGTGACACCCGATCCGTTAATGGCCATACCAATGTCAAGAGTTCCGGTTACAGCGCTTGTCGTCAGCGTCGTCCCGCTAATTGCTCCGGTGAATGACGCAGACCCCAATACGTGAGAGCTTAGAGTGATACTTCCGCTGGTATAGCCTAAAACATACGTCCCGCGCAGTATGTTCGTTCCTGTTATTGCTGCGCCCAACTCCAGGCCGGGATAAGCTAGAGTAGAGGAAAATGTGAGAACATTGCTGCCAGCGCTAGTAGACGCACTTGTAGTAGATACGTATTCAGCGGGTTCATTGACCGCGATGTCGTCTTTATAAAAAGACGTAGATTTTTGGACAAATGCTGTGCAGCCTGGCATCCGGTTACAATCAAGCATTACACCCTGGAGACCTGATCCAGTCAGCCCTACACTGCTAGAAGTATTTTCCACCGGGGAAATACGGTATATCGTTCCGGTAAACCCGGTGTAATTAAGGAACCTTGAAGAGAACCTTGACCCGTTATCTCCAACACTGTATATTAACTGATTACTATTTGTAGACGCAACGACGTTGCATTGATTATATGGGTTAACAACGCCTTCAGAAAAGTTTCCCGTCCCAGGGGGAACACGTATGGTGGCACCATCTACAAGAGTGCCGCAATAATTTATCGCAGCCTGAACGCCGACGCTATCCGATTGCTGAGTTAGCGACGTAACAAACGGATATACAATCTGGGCCGCCGCCAAAGAAGAAAATCGCCCCGAAAGCGGATGCGAGTTACCGTCAAAAATAGCGCCAAAGTCCAGCATAGAAAGTTGGTCGCCAGAATGTGACGCCAACGTGCGCGCCGTTATCGCGCCGGTCGCCGTCACATTCGCCCCTGTGGCATCCGTTCCCGTCATAGTGCCGGCGGTAATCGTTGGGTTTGCAATCGCGAGTATTGTCCCGGCGGTCCAGGTGAAGTTGACCGTCAGGTTCTGGTTGCCCATGCCATAGCGCAGGGTCACCGGGTTGGATGGCGTCGATCCCACCGGGTAAACGTCCGGCGAGATGATCGACAGGGACGTGACCGCGTTCCCGGCACCGAGCCCGGTGACGTGGTAGACGCCGCCGTTGGGGCCGTAGACGTAGTCGCTGGTCGTGTAGTTGGCCCCGCCAGTCGCGACCGCCACGGCGCTGACCTGGCTCTGGGTGGTCACGTCGATCGACATGCCGGTGGATGTCGGGGCGATGGCGCCCGTTCCCACGTAGACCGTCCCGGTTGGGCTGACATCGAATCCAGACCCAGCGAACTGCCACTTGGTCGGCCGCATGGTCGTCGCGTCGAACGTCGTGGTTAGGCCGCGGTTCGGGACGAGTCCGTTCGGGCTGACGCCTGCCTTGTTCTGGAACGCGCCGTAGGCGATGCCGGCTCCGCTCAGGAACGGCCAGTCCCCCGCCGAGTAACCGAGGCAGAACGCGCAATCCCAGCCCGGTGCGTTGGACGGTGTCTGCGCCGCGACATCGAACGCGACGGCCCCGATGGTCGCGGCATTGGCGTCATCGAACGTGTCCAGGACATAGACGCCAAACTTCTGCTGACACGTGACGTTTGTCTGGCACCCGATATCATACTCGTTGCCCGTGACAGCGTTGTAGTAGCTGCTACCCGATGCCGGCGTGTATCCCTTGACGATGATGTTCTCGCCCCAGAACGCGCCGCTCGGGGTCCCGGACGTGCCGTTGTCGTTTGCGTCCGCCGACGTATAGACCTGGAGACCGGTATAGTTGCCGTTGGTCTGGCCGCTTTGGGCGGTGAGCGTGCTCTTGATCTGGAAGGTATTCCTGCCCCCCGTCAGCGTTCCGCCGCCGTAGTTGTGCAGAATGTTGAAGCAGGACGCCCCGCCACTGCTGGTCAAAGCGTCTGATGTGCAGAAGATCAGATTGGCGTCTGCCTGGGCGCCCGTGAGCGCCGGCCCCGTGAGTCCTGCGAAGTAGAGCAACCCGGGCACGGTGCCCGAATTTAGGAAAGCCCCGTCGCCCAGCTTCAGTTCGCCGTTCGACTGGAGCGTCGTAAACACGCCGGTTCCCGGCGATAGCGCGCCGATCGACGGTGTGTTGATGCCGACGGTATCGTCAATCCCCGCGGTCGTCGTGATGCCCGTGAACGTGCAGTTATGCGAGCAGCCTCCGCCTGACGACGGCACGACTGGCGTAAGCGGTATGACCAGTTGCGCGTGCGCGGTCGCGCCCAGCAGCAGGAACGCCAGCGCGAAGAGAAGCCTCTTCACTGGGTTTGGACGGTGAAGTTTGCCGTGGCGCTTTCTGTCTTGTGCATGCAGTCCGCACCGACCGAGAACACCAGCACAAGGCCCGTTTGGAACAGCGCCCCGTTGTTCGGCGCCCCGAGTCCGGACCAGCTATATCCCTGGCCGAAGTTGGCCGGGAACGGGAAGCAGTATTTCGGCGCGGCCTGGCGGGCACCGGGCACGGGCTGCACAAGGGCGCCGTTCGGCGGGTCCGAGGGGGCATCGAAGATCATGAAGAACCCGCCCACCCCGCCGGTCGTGATGGACGCTGAGTAGAGCTTGCACGTGCCCTGGCAGAAGACGTGACTGCCCTCGAGCATGAGGCTCGATTGCGGCACGAGGGCGTAGTTCTGCGCGCTCGCCGCGAACGGCAGGAGCAGCAGAAGGGTCAGGAACGCGCGCATCAGTGCGGCAAACTCAGGAGAGCATTCCAGCCGCCCGAGCCAGAGCTTATGGCAACGCCCACGTAGGAATTGCTCGTGTTTGCGGTGGAGGCATTCCCCGACGCTGCGGTGTGGAATCCGAGGTCGGCGGTCGGCGTGCCGGTCGTGGTCACCAGGACCGGTCCCTCATAAGCGATCACGATGAAGTTTCCGCTTCCCGGCACATACATGGCCACGCCGGCGACTTGCTCCGTTCCGCTGCCCGTGCTGACCGCGACGTTCTGGCCGCCGCTGTAGACCATGACGTTGCCGACGCTGGGCAGGCTCCCCGCGTCGACCACCTTGCCAATCCAGTGCCCTGTGCTGTCGCCCCCATACTGCTCGAGTCGGGAGCTGTAATAGTCCCAGTCCCCGGAGGCGAACACGTTGACCTGGGGGGACACCGCATTCGTGCAGTTCGTCAGCATGAGCCCCACGTCGCCGCGGAGATCGAAGCCCAGGTTGCCGCCGATGCGGAACATCGAGATCGTCCCAGGGAACCATCCTTCGGGGTTGTCGATGCCGTCCAACAGAAGGCCGTTCGCCGATCCGAGGGACATGACGGCATACGCGCTCGCACCAGCAACCTTGATGCCTGAGTTCCACGAGAACTGGGGATGGCGGAAAATGCAGTTGTAGACCTGGACGAGCGGCGTGGTGGACGCCTGGTCGTCGGCGATCATCCCCTGGCCGATGTTCTCATACTGGCATTCGTCCTGCTCGACGCCGCTGAAGATCACCGATGTGTAGTGAGCGCCGGACCCGCCGTTCGTCTCTTTGTAGCAGGAGAATGGCGCGGTCCCCAAAAAGCACTTCGTGAACACGATGTTCGAAAGTGCCCACTGGTAGTTGACCGCCAGCGCCGCGAGCAGACACGTCCCCACGACCACGCGCTCGATGTGCATGTCGCCGAAGTTGCTCGTGTTGTAATAGTCCCAATACATCCCGTAGTAACCCTGCAAGAACAGGTCCCGCCAGGATGTTTGGCCGCCGACGACGTTAATGGCTTGCTTGAACCCGTTGATATTGCACTTTTCCAGCACACGGCGATCATTCGTCGCAAGTCCCTGCATGTTGGAGGATGAAGACCCATACGTGCCGCCCACACCGGGACCCACCATCGTGATGCCGACGATGAACCCGCCCGACGATCCGCCCGTCCCGCCCGCGCTGCCGCGCCCGCCGCACGTGATCGCGGCCACGCCGCTTCCGAGATCATTCGGCCAGTTCAGGACGCTGCCAGGCCAGTCGCCCAGGATCGACACGCCGTCGCTGTAGCTGATGGTGGTGGTCGCCGGGAGGGTTAGCGTGCCGCTGCCGTCGCTGACCGAGTTCGAGTTGGTGAACTGGTAGCCGGCGCCCGATGGCATGTAGATCACGCCGCCGTAGACCGATGCCTTATAGAGCGCCAAGCCGTAAGCGATCCAATCCAGCTCCATGGTCGTGGCAACGGTCACGCCCTGCAGCGTCGTGCCGCCACCGCCTGTCACGGTCGCGATTGCAGCCTGGAGTGCCCCGAGCGACGCATAGCGGCCCGACGCGGGGTTGCTGCCCCCGTTGTTCGGCGCTCCGAAATCCATAATGTTGAACGGTGTGCCGAACCGGTTCGCCAGAGTCCGCGCCGTCAGGGCGCCCGTCGTGGTGACGTAGGAGTTGGAACCTGGGGCTATGTAGGGGGGCGCTGGTTGGGCGAGTGCCTGCGATGCCGCCAAACCGGAGACGGCGCCCAAAAGTGCGTTTCGCCGCGATAAGCTCATTGCGCCTTGCGTCCCATTAAAGCTATTTTGGGGTCGCAAGTGGACTTGTGTTTTGGTTTCCTCCCCCTTTTTAAACTAACCGGCGGTCACACGCCGGTTTTTTTTGCCTGGAGCCCCTTGCTCTCCCGCAAGGCCCGACGCACCGCGCGGATGGTGTTGTAGTGACATCCCCAAATCGCAGCCGCCTGCTTCGATGTTAGGCTCATGTCGGCCGCGATTGCCCGGAGCGCGGGGTCAGCAGCAGCCCTCGCGGTGGGGCCGTTCTTGATCCGTGGCTTCCGGTCCGCATCCCACGCTTCGAATGCGTTCCGCACGTCACCCAAGGTGGAATCGACGTGGGCCGGGGCTTGTTCCTTCAAAGCGATTTCCAGCATTCGCAGCGCACCCATGTCGTCATTGTCTCTGATCGCATCGCAGCACTCACGCATGACCATTTCCAGATGTGAAACGCGCCGCCACCGGTCCTCTGCAGATCGCTCACGCTCAGCGTTCCGGGCCAAGTGCCTACCGACCGCCTCGCATACCGCTTTGGCCAGCACATAGCGGCTGTTGCTCACGGCCGCACCACCTCGAGCACGACCGTGCCTATAAGATTGCCCAACGCCATGCCGACGCCAAGCGCCGGATAGCCCGCCCATATGGCCACGATCGCTGCCACGGTTGGCGTAAGAAGAATGATGGATGCGCGCTCGCGCCACCGCTTGCGGCCCTTGCGGGTGGTGATGACCGGCTCGCAGAGCCAGCACGCCTTGTCTGGCCTGTCACCTCCGCCATGGCAGCGAGGGCAGCCGACCTGTTCGCTAATGTATTTGCTCCCATCTTTGGTCGCTAACCATTCGCAGTCGCGCCTAACCCACTCTTGAGCTTCTTTATCTGTCATTTTTTCCCGACCGGATGGAAGGCGACGGATGCCAAAATCCACATCGGGATCGCGAATAGCGCGGGGAGACCGATAACGATCGCGAACGCGATCCATATGATCCAGGTCATCATTTACCTCCGTTTAAGATGTAGTTTCGGGCCGGTCAGCGGCGCACTGCCACGCCCGCACATCAGGCGGGCGGATAATTGCCACCAGTTGACCGCCAAGCATGACAGAAGCAACGACGCCATCACGCGTCGCCCTGACCAAAAAGACTTCGCCGTAGCTGCCCGCTCCCACATTGTTTCCTTCTGTCGAAATAGGCATCCACGTTCCCAAGCATATCGGCATGTCTACCGCAGTGGACCGCTCAACGACTGCGGTGCTCAACACGTCAATGCAAGTGTGGATGTTAGGCGGGCAGTCCATCATCGCCTCCGTTTGAGCTATGTTGATTGGCGCGCAAATTTCTCTTGCTATGCCGCTATCGACCGATTTTCGGCCGTCCGCGCGATTGATAAAAGCAAGTCTCGAAACTCGATCGGTGTGGCGTTCCTGATCTCGGTCTTGCGCTTGCCACCGACCATCGAGACCAGACCTTTTCGCCGGGCATATTCGTAACCGTAGCGCTCGACCATCACGGGATCGAGGCGCTGTTCACCCTTGCCCCAGCGTAGCGATGGCAAATCGACCCCATGGGCGTAGAGCCATGTGCCCTTGCGTGCCGCGTGGCCGTAGAAACCCTGCTCGACGTAGCAAGTCCAACCGCCCTCAAGGTCAGCCACATGCCAGCCGCCAGAGCGCGGTGGCCGCGTCAAACCGTGGTGGCGCCATGCCAAGCTGTCGGCGGGATGTTCAAGCACACCACCCCAGGCGCGCACCGAGGCCAGCGCTGCGGCGAAGCAACCGCCATCATCGCCGATCGTAAACTGGTGCGGTTTCCGCGGACTTCCGTGCCAGAATCGCCCCCAACGCTGGCATGGCGGATGAGCCACAACCGGGTGCGGGCCGGCATATAATCTGGCATCTCGCACCGCGTCCCAGGGGTCAACTCCGGGCAGTCCAGAGTAACAGCCGCCGGCCTCGATATAGAGGGCAGCGATCACTGCACAACCTCGACCCAAGCCGTGCTCCAGTCGTTGATCGGCTTGAAATTATAGGCAAATTCGACAGGTTCGACCCTGACTACGCCATCGAATGAATCTTCAATCGCGACATGCAGGGCGTTATTTTCGCTGGGAGTAAGATATTCGCCTTTCAAACGAACGATCTGGCCCTTCTTGATATCCATGGCATCATTTCTCCGTTTAGAGTTTTTCAGTTACCTGCTTTTCGGCGGCATCCAGGTCATCCCTGATACTGCCCAACAGGTCTAGCGTCGCATCGTGGTCGCCGCGCTCTAGCGCCTGCTGCGCCTGGACTGCGGTTGCCACGATTGATTGCAGGTATTCCAGCGTCGTTGCCATCAGGCTTCTACCGGAAGCGCGTTGTAGGCGTCTTCCAACTGAGCAATTCGCGCATAAAGGCCGTCAACCTGCGCCACGAATGTCTTGCCGATGGCTTGTGATCCCATCGTCAACAGCGCATCCAGCTTGGCTTTCTGGTCCCGAATCGCAAGACGCAGGGCGTATCCGATGATTTCTTCTTGGCTGGTGGTCAGGGTCAGGGTTGCCATGCCACTTTCTCCGTCCGTCTTGGGGTGTTTCGATTTCCTGCACCCCTTATGACATGACCCTTGACTCCGTGCAAGTGGATATGTATAAAGTGCATAAATAATTTATGCATGGGCGCCGAATGCTAAGAGGCTACATCAGAGAGCGGAAGAAGGGGCCATCGGTAGATGAGCAACGGGCGGCGCTGATTAAAGCCGGCGTTCGGGTCGATGGAACTCATCCGCCGATCTATGTGGACATGGTGCCGAGGCGCGGCCAGCCGCCGCAACCTCAGCTTATAGCGGCGGTCCAGTCGCTTCGCTCTGGCGATACCCTGGTGGTGTTCGATGAAGCCTCGTTGGGGCTGACGGAGGGCGGCCTGTGGGAAGCGCACGCGGCGATAGGAGAACGCGCGGCGTCGCTGATGATGGCTGATGGGCGGATATTTGACTTCACGCCGCAGACTGCCGAGATCGCCGGTCTGATCGCCAATGGCGCCAAGATACTGACACGTGAGAATGCGCGGGTCCGGAACAACAGTGGGCCAATCTTAGGGCGGCCGAAGCTGCTTTCCGGCGATGTGATGAGGCTGGCACGGGAGTTGTGGGGCCGCCAAGACCTGAGCGCGCGTCAGATTGCTGCTGAAATTCAGGCACAGACGGGCGTAAAAGTCGGCATCAGAACCCTATTTCTTGACCTGGGCCACAAGACCGATGCTGTCGAGAAAGCAGCCAAGGAACTTCGAAAAGCGAAGACGCCAGTGGTCAGAAAGCAACCCAAGCGCCGGAAGCGGCGCGTCGCGAAGAAGGAGAAACCCAATGAGTGACGAACTGTGCCTTCCACCAACCGGAACTGACGACTTTACGATGCACTGGCTGTCTGCCGAGGTCGGGGATGGCTCTACCCGAGAGGAATTCGAAGCTCTGTGGACCGGCGGTCTGTGGCAGACCAAGGGGATGAGCGATCTATCTCCGCGCAAAGCAGCGTGGGCAACGTGGCGGCATGAAAGGATTATCCCCGATGTCTAATACGACCGCGCGCACGCGCACAGTATGGACGCCAAACGGCTGGCTCAAATTCGATTGGCACCCTGATCCCGGCTGCTCGATCTGTCATGGCGTCGGCGCAGCGGAGCAATGGCGCACGTATGGCGATCGGCAATATCACGGATGGTATTTTGAGGATTGCGATCGTTGCTCTGCCCCTCCAGCCCTCGATCAAAAATAATCCGCAGATTGCGCATATTTCCTGTTGACCGTTATCCGCAATATGCGTATATCTATCTTCACCGAGGCGATGATGCCCGGAAACGAGGATTATCCCGATGACCGCAACCTTCGAATGCTTCAAATGCTCCGGCTCCGGCAAGATCGCAGCTTTTTCCGGCATCGCGAACGGCGTGTGCTTCCAGTGCAGTGGTTCGGGCAAACTGACGAGCAAGGCGGCTGGTGTTCGCTTTGAGCCGGTTGCGCCGGTCATCCCCGAGGCCATGCAGGCAACAATAAAGCAGTGGGAATTTTTGGTTCGGCTTTGCGGCGACGACGACCGCAAGTTCCGTGCAGCGCTAAAAGCGGTTGGCCACACAGCCCCGGCGGCCCAGGTTTATGTTACGCGCCAGATCATGAGCAAGGCTATTGATTACGCGAGGGGAATGGGGGCATGACCCCCACCCGCTTGCGGGAATGCTTGGAGGCAATCGGCTGGACCCAACGGGGTCTAGCCAGGATGCTTGGGCGCCAGGAAGGCACCGTGCGGCAATGGGCGAGAGGTGTAGTTCAGATACCTGATGAGATTGCAGCAGCGCTCGACAAGCTGGCTCGATACCATGAACGCAACCCACTACCAAAGCGGAGTGCAGAAAGTGAATGATGAAATTAAGACGACCAAAGAAGCCCTATGGACATCGACACCAAACTGGGACTGTCTACACTGCAAGACGATGAACCTCGCTATCCGCGAGTTCTGCCGGTCATGTGGCTACGATTCCAACGCCGGCGAGTTTCCTTACTACAACCCGCTGCCGCCATATGAAGGAATGCCGATCGATGAGTGAAATCACCAAAATAATTTGCGCTGATACGCATTTTGCGGTGGACGAAGATACGCAATATGCGTATTGTCCTGGTTATCGGAAACAGACACACCACGGAGACTTCAGATGATCCATCCATCCCGCTTCGAAGCCCGCCGCGAACAAATGCTTCGCGAACTGATGTCAGACCTCTGCAACATGGTTGAGAGCGGCGACATGACCGACCTGGAAGCTAACGAATGGTATTCGATGAAGGCAGACCAGTGGGCGCAGGAGGGCTAAGAAATGCAAATCGTTCTCGCTTGGTTGGATGAGGATTGCGTGATGGTTCAAGAGGGGCAGCCCGACATAGGGCGTCCCCACAAGTTCAAAGCAGTGCCGAAGCCGATGGCCTGCATGTGGCTCAACAAGGGCACCGAGGCCGATCTAGCGAAGGCTAAGGCATACGCTGAAAGGGATGGCCGCACGGTGCTTTGCTACGAAAATGAGAAAGAGCCGCTGCAAAGAGCGAGAAAGGATGTTCTTCGTGACGCCGGCTCGGATCGCTGAGTGCATCGCTATCCTGGGATGGACCCAGCGCGAGGCGGGACGGCAGTTATCCAGGCAGGAAGCCGCGATCAGGCAATACCTCGCTGGCAAGGTGAAAATCCCGGATGCCGACGCCGCTTGGATTGAAAGACTGGCCCGATTTCGCGAGCGCAACCCGCCTCCAGCACGAAAGGAAAACAACAGTGCCCAAGCCTGATACGACGACGCCGGCAACCCGGCTGCGCAAAAGCCTGGCGCGTATGGGTCAGGAGCTACGACGGCCCGGATGTCTTCTATGCGGCTACGGCGGGCAAAGCGAGATCGCTAGCGTGGCGCACCCTCTCCGACACGCTAGACATCCGGATCGTCGATGTGCTCACCGACGCTGGCAAGCGCGTCGCGCTATCCCTCGTCCCGGAGTATGCGAAATGAGCGACGATCGGAACCAAACGACCCTGAAACCGAAAACATGTTGCAACGGCCACTGACGGTGATAACATTCCCGTATGCCAGAACACCGAACAACGCGCCTGAACCGCACCATCAACTTCAAGACCGTAGACCTATTGCGGCGGATTGACGACTTCCGTTTCAACCGACGCCTGAAATACGAAAACGACGCCTTGATCCTGCTGTTGGAGGCGGGATTGAAGGGATACGAGGCCGATCCCCCCGCCGCAGCTCAAAAGACCGGCCAGTGCGAATCTTGAAATGGGCAGCGTTAGCCCGACGTAGCGGCGCTCTGGTCGGCTTCGTCACCGTCGAGATGCCATCCGGGATGACGCTGCACGAGTGCCCTGTGTTCGAGCGGGACGGCGCGCCATGGTGTGCGCCACCGTCGCGCGCCCGGATCGCCGCAGGCGGCACTGTCGTCAAGGACGCTGCCGGCAAGGTGCAATACGATCGCATCGTCTCGTTTATCGACAGGGAGCGTTCGGACACGTGGTCTGTGGCCGTGATCAAGGCTTTGCAGGCCGCTGGCCATGTCTGATTTCGCGCGCACTTTTCGACGGATATCGATGCCGAAACTTTTGCGAGAAGTGCGACTTCAGGCTCTAAGTGTGGCGCGCAATCGTTGCACCTTTGACGAGGCGGTTGACTTCGTGGCGTGTCGAGCCCGCGCCTTGGGCGCCAACAGGCTTGGCGACAATGGCTTGGCCGAAATCGACGACTGGATCGCGACACGGTTTCTCGATGTAATCGACGACATTGATACGCGGCCCGAGGCCGCCGCAGAGATTGTCGACGAAGCGTTGCATTGGCTGCTGGGGTATGAATGACCCCACTCAACCCGCTGGACGACGATGACGACAACGAACCGTATGTAGCGCCGCCGCCGCGCGCGGCATCATCGCCCAATCCGCCGCCGAAACCGGCACCGAAGCCGCGACGCCCGGCTAAGGCATCACCTTCACCGTTTCCCGGCGACACCGGCAACGCGCGGGCAGAATGGCGCAAGAAGATACAGCTTTCAAATAGCGCGACCCCGATCCCCAATCTCTACAATGCCAAACTCGCGCTCGATAATCACTGGATGTTCCCGATCGTCAAATATGACGAGATGATGCGCCTTCCATTTCTCGTCAGGGAACCAGACGGATCGCGCGGCGACCTGCCGAGGCCGCTCGCCGACAATGACGTAACGGTCGTGCAGCATATCCTCCAGGATATTGGCTTCCGGCGAGTCGTCAGTGGCACTGTTGCAGACGCCATGATGATGCAAGCCGTGGAGCATAAATTTCATCCGGTGCGTGACTACCTCGAGAAATTGAGGTGGGACCATAACGACCGGATCGACACATGGCTGGTGAACTACCTCGGCGCCGATGTGCCAGACAATGACGACCTCGCCAAGAAGGTCCTCTACTATGCCGAGATCGGCAAGCGCTTCCTCATCGCCATGGTCGCCCGCATCATGCGGCCAGGCTGCAAAGCCGACCATATGATCGTGCTCGAGGGACCGCAAGGCGCCAGAAAGTCGAGCGCATGCCGCGCGCTCGCGGGCGGACTGTGGTTCAGCGACAATCTGCCCGACATCAAGCGCGGCGACCCAGTCCGCGTGTCAATGCACCTCCGCGGGAAATGGCTCGTCGAAATCGGCGAAATGTCGTCATTCGGCGCCGCGGAAGTCGAGGATATCAAGAAATTCATCAGCCAATGCGAGGAAATCTACACCCCGAAATACGGACGATACGAGGTCCACGAACCACGCCAGTGCCTATTCATCGGCAGCACCAACGATGAACACTACCTCCGCGACGCAACAGGCGCGAGACGCTTCTGGCCCGTCAAATGCGGCACCATCGACCTCCCCGCACTAACCGCCGACCGCGATCAACTCTTCGCCGAAGCCATGCACCTCTTCATGCGCGATGAGCCGTGGTGGCCCCATCCCGAGCTCGAACGAACCATCATCGCACCCGAACAGGCAGCACGCTTCGATCAAGACGCCTGGCAACCAAAGGTCGTCATGTTTTTAGCCCAAAATGCCCTGCAGGTCGTCACCGTCGGCGACATTTTTGACCATTTGAGTATCCCCATACCACAACAAACACGATCGTTGCAGATGCGTGTTTCTAACATTCTCAAACACTTAGGCTGGAAACTTATGCGCAACACACAGCGCAGATGGTATGCAAAACCAACCTAAAACCCCTCCCAATGACGACCTTTTGCCAAAAAATGACGACCTTATGACGACCCGTCGTCATGCCTGTGATCGGCCATACAGGCCGACTTTTTGCCCCTATGACGACCTATGACAACCTTTTTCAAAAAGACACATGAACACGAATCCTAGTTACAATAGCTAAGTACGGAAAAGGTCGTCATAGTCGTCATGGTCGTCATAGAGGTCGTCATCCGATGCCACCCAGGGACGCCCAAATTCACCCCAACATCCACCGTCGCCGGGCGCCCAAATGGCATCCGTCATCACCGGCGAAAGGGCTCTTTCTCAACCCTGAAGAAACCCTGCAACGGCTTCACGCGCGCATCCTCGGCGGCCGCATACTCACGCAGCTCCAGAATCAACGCCTGACCCTCAATAACCCGAACCTCAATCGCAGCAGCTAACGCGCGAGCCGACGAGGAAGGCATACGGCGACGATCCCGACGCCAATGCTGCACCGCGCTCCATTTATACGGTCGAGGGAGAAGTGACAGTATGTGGCGCTGGAAACCTGGAAATGTCCTGCCCGTCCAAGGACATAGCCAGTGGAACGCACGTGACGCGATTGTGTAGTGGCCACTACAGTTTAACGCCACCCCCCGACCATACAGAGCAGTGCCTACGCGGATTGCGCCACGTTCTCGTACATCCATTGTATATCCGTCCTTAGGGCTGGCAGGCGGCATCGCCGTCCATCTACCCCGATCTACCCCGCACTCGGCGCCCGGTCGACGCATGTTCGGCGGCAGCGCTTGGCGCCAGGAGCCAGAACGCCACGCGAACCAAATAAGGCACTAGCGCTCGACTTAACATAATAGCCATTATACGGTCGACCTCCTGACGATTCTATCAGTGATATCAACGGCATATCGTTACGAACAAATCTTGTGAGTGCCACTAACGCTCTGTTCCCATTTTGCCGGGTCCTCCCGAGCTCGAATGCGGCAGTGCGCCATTGAAATGCGCCATTGAAATCCAATGGCGCAAACGGCCTTGGAGGCCGAGTTTTTCGGGTCGAGCCGTTCGGGGCGGGGGCCGGCAGCGGGGCGCCAGGCCATGGGTGAATCTGCGAGGCGATGGGACCGCGCTGGACCAACGCTCTAGCACGCACCTCGATGTGGCCCCCGGAGAATCCCATAGACACGTCAAAGATACGGTGCTATGACGCATCCACGGAAAGAGAGGGGAGGGTTAGATGGGACAGTTGATAGACGACGGCGAGCGTCTGAAGAGTGGTAATAGTTGGTCGTATGCGTGGCGTTTTGGTTGGCTGCGTGTGCCGCATTTGGATGTCCCGAATGGTCGTTTGGAGGCTTGGGAGCAGCCGGACGGTTGTTTGTATGGGCAGCCGAAGGGTTATGGCATTCCGAAGATAGAGGTGATTGCCACGAATTTGGTAGAGGCTGCGGTGTGGGATGGTGGGATGGTATATCGCCTGCCGGGCGGGAAGTTCGGGAGGATTGTGCCGTGACGGAAATAGCGATGGTGTCTGAGTTGGTTCGTGCGCTGCGGGAGCGGTATTGTGACCCGCAGTTGCACCCGCTGGTGCACGAGGCGATCCGGGAGATATGGCGCCTGGAGGCATGGCAGAAGCGGGCGCTGGAAGAGAACACGCCGTATTTTGCCCGGGACGATGGCGGGGCATCTGTCTGATGGAGGTCACCGGCCCGGACAAGACGCCGAAGCGTTGGGTGTGCCCTGTGTGCCGGGTTGAGCGGTGGCACGTGGTTGGCCGCTGCGAGTCGATTGATATGCACGTCGAGATATTTGATGAGCTCCGCGCGATGGCGCGCGAGGCGAAGGTGGGAGGGTAGAATGAGCGACGAACTGAAGGGCTTGCGGAAGGGTTATCTGGTGTCGGGCGGGGTGGATCGTCCTGTGCTGAACGACCGGGAGACGGAGATCAATTACGCTCTGGACGGCCGGCACACGGTGACGGAGGCTTGGCCGCTGCGCGAGGTGAGGCGGGATCGGGAGAAGCAGTCATGCCGTTAGACGGCTGGGTTTCGACCGAGGTGACGGCGTTGCTGCGGCACGCCAGGTCGTTGATACCGGCTCCCCTGTGGGTCAAGGGATCGATGCATGCCGGGGCTTCGTCGGTGCGCCATTGCTCGATGGGGGCTTTGGTGACGGCGCTCGTCGAGGCTGATCTGTATAAAGCCGACATGGCGATGGCGCGGCACCACCTCGACGCGGCGGCGCGGATGCGGGGGTTTCACGGGATCATCCACATGAACGATGCGGACGAGACGACGCATGGCGACCTCATGGCAGCGTGGGATGATGCAATCGCGATGTCGGAGCGGAAAATATGTCTGTAAGGCCAACGTCGATCGAGGCGTGTTTGTAATCATCGTTGCCTCGATACTGATTGCTAGTGGGGCGGTCATACTAATGGCACTGATCGCTTCGTTAGTTGGTCTGTTTTGATGGGCTGGCTGTTTCTTTTCTGCGTCGTGCTTTTGTGCATTTGGTCGGAGGTTTGAAAATGAATAATCCACTGATTGGTAAGCGAGTGATCGTTCGGACGTATTCGGCTGGCGTTCATATCGGGACGTTGGTATCGGCGGACGGTATGGATGCTCATTTGGTAGACGGTTATCGTTTGTGGAAGTGGGATGGTGGGGCTCTGTCTCTTTCGTCTGTCGCGGATAATGGTGTTGGCAAGGGGAGCAGGCTCAATCGAACGACTGAGGTCGTTTTGACGAATGCGATTGAGTATTTGCTTCTGAGTGAGAAAGCGGAGGCGACATTTGCCGCATATGTTGAAAATTAAGGTTCGCCACCAGGGCTGCGGCTACGGCTCCGGCGAAGGCGACGGCGACGGCTCCGGCGACGGCTACGGCTCCGGCTACGGCTACGGCTCCGGCTCCGGCTCCGGCGACGGCTACGGCTACGGCGACGGCTACGGCTACGGCTCCGGCTCCGGCGACGGCTACGGCTACGGCGACGGCTACGGCTCCGGCTCCGGCTCCGGCGACGGCTACGGCTACGGCGACGGCTACGGCTCCGGCTAAACCGATGTGGTGGGCGTTCTTTTGGAGGCTTGAAAATGGGCATTGTCAGTTGGCTGATGGGCTTGACGCGTGGCGGACGCCGGACGCCGGAGGGCGCGATGGACGTGGTTTCGCGTATGCTGCGGGATCGGCAATCGAGGGCCGACTTCCTGGTGAATCTCGACCACGAGGACCTGCCGGATGGCGCGGCCTTGCCGGCTGAGTTCCGCATCAAGGTCAAGGTGACGGAGCACCATCCGAGCCTGGATGAGCCGGTCCTAGCTTATCCGCGGAGCCTCCAGCCGAAGGACCGGGGCGGGCCGCTGTCGGGTGGCTTCCCGCACAAGTTCACGACGCTGGCTGTCCTTCTTGCCGCTGCGGTCGGCGGGACGCTATCGGGGTGCAGCTCGACGCCGACCCCGGCGCAGGTGACGGCTGGTGCGCAGGCGGTGCTGACGTTGGGCGCGTTGGCGGCGCAGACCAACACGACCGCGGACAAGTTCGTCGCGCAAGGTGCGCTGTTCTGCCAGTCGCCGGCCGGGTCGGCGCTGCCGGCTGTGTTTGTGCTGGCCAACCTGGCGGGCGCGCCGGTCGCGGTGACGGGTGCTGCGTCGACCGCGGTTGCTGCCGCGTGTGCTCTGTTCCAGGCGATCCCGACCACGCCGCCGGCGAATGCGGCTGCGGTGCCCGTGGTTGTGGCGCCCGTAACGACGCTGCCCGCCGTTCACTGACGCGCTGTGCCGGCTCGGGGTCCAACCGCGAAGGATATCCCGCCTGTCAGGATAGCCGGTCATGACTTCGTCCTGGGCCGGTGTGTGCGGCCAAAGACTGACAATACCCCGTGTGGCCGGTTCTGGTCTGATATCAGGCCATACGGGGACGAGAAATGGGAGACCTACATCGACCAGCTCGACATCGCCCACTACGGGAAGGCGACGCGGCTCGAGATGCATGAGATACACGTCGCCCGGGCGGCCGAGCGGAAGCAAGTCTGCATTGGTAGCAATTGGAGATACGAGTGAACCACCGTGAGCACCGCTTTTCGCACTACGTGAACGCCTATTTCGAGCGCGTTTTGGTGGGCGATTGCTGGTTTACGGCGGTGGAGACCGGCGTTTACATGAAAGGCGCCACCGACGAGGCCAGGATGCGAGCCGAAACGCTGCGCAAGGCGCGCGGGATCAAGCCGGCGCATCTGGATTGGTATGTTTACCAGCGTGAAACGGGCATTTTTGGGCAATTGGAGCTAAAAGTAGGGAACAACAAGCCGTCTGCGGGCCAGGAAGTGACGATTCGGCTGCTGGAAGAGCGGAAAATACCGGCCGGATGTGCCTGGACGATCCCGCAAGTGCATGATTGGGCGGTTGACTCGGGGTTTAAGCTGCACGGGAACGCCAAAAACATCGTCCGGGAGCTTCACCAGCGCCATTTGGCGGCCGATCTGGAGGCGGAGGGGAAGGTTTCGCCTGTCGCGCCCAAGGATGTGGGTTGGCGGGAGCAGAAACGCGGAGCGCAGCGGCAGAAAGAGGCGCTTATGGCCGAGCGGGAGTTCGAGAACATCGTTTTGGGAGGTTTGACGTGACCCCGGAATATCTGGCCTTTCTGTCAGCGAAAGCGCCTCGGGCCGATCCTGTTGGCATCGATCCCCGCCCTATGCCTGGCCACATGTTCGATTATCAGTCCGCGGCGACAGAGTTTTGCCTGCGGCAGGGGCGATCGGCGCTGTTTCTTGATACAGGTCTGGGCAAGACCATCTGCGAGCTTGAGTTTGCCGATCAAGCTAGGGCATTCACCGGATCACCATCGCTGATACTGACACCTCTTGCGGTCGCACGTCAGATCGAAGCAGAGGGTCATCGTTTCGGTTACGATTGCCACGTCATCCGCGAGATGTCTGATGTGCGTATGTGCATCAATATCTGTAATTATGACCGGATTGATAAGCTTGATCCGTCCGCGTTTGGATGTGTCGTGCTGGATGAAAGCTCGATCTTGAAAAACTTCGCGGGATCGACAACGCGCGCTCTGACTTCCATGTTTGCCGACACACCGTTCCGTCTGTGCGCCACCGCCACCCCCGCGCCTAATGACCACATGGAACTTGGCACGCACTCCGAGTTTCTCGGGATCATGCCACAGGCCGATATGCTTATGAGGTGGTTTATCAACGACACGAGTGATACCGGCACCTGGCGGCTCAAGGGTCACGCTCAAAACCATTTTTGGGATTGGGTCGCATCGTGGGCCGTCATGGCATCATCGCCGGACGATCTTGGGTTTGACGGATCGAGGTTCGTCCTGCCGCCGATGTCCATCCATAAGCACAAGGTAACGGCTGAGATCACACCCGACGACGGTTTGTTTGGTTTCAACGTCTCTGCGACTGAGATGTTTAAGCTCAAGCGGCAGACATCTGATGTGCGCGCCGACGAAGTTGCGCGGCTTATCGGGACCGAACAAAATGAACCGTGGTTGATCTGGGTAGATACCGACCATGAGGCTGACGCCGTCCTGAGCCGGTTGCCGGATGCCATCGATGTTCGTGGATCGATGACACCTGAGCGCAAGGAGGAAGGGCTTTTGGCGTTTCTCACATCGGGGCGCCCTCTTGTGACCAAAGGCAAGATTGCCGGCCAAGGACTAAACTATCAGCACTGTGCGCGACAGGTATTCGTCGGCCGATCGTTCTCTTACGAGATGTGGTATCAATGCGTTCGCCGATGCTGGCGGTTCGGGCAAACACGCCCTGTCCACGTCCACATCATCGTTGCCGAGGGCGAGGATCAGATCGGCCGCGCGATCGATCGCAAGGCCGATGGCCACGAGCATATGAAGCGCTCGATGCGTTCTGCCGCACGTCGGGCGATGGGCCAGTCATCGAATATCAAGGTTGCCTATGATCCGCAGCACGATGGGAGATTGCCGGCATGGTTATCCGCTGCTTGAATGATGCGCACGGTCAGGACTGGAGCTTGTATAACGGCGACTGCGTGGACGTTTTGCGCCAGTTGCCGGATCGATCGGCCGGATTCAGCGTCTACTCCCCTCCATTCTCAAATCTGTTCGTCTACTCGGACAGCGAGAGCGACATGGGCAACAGCGCCAACGATGCCGAATTTTTCCGGCATTACGGCTTCATGCTCGAACAGCTTACGCGTGTCATGAAGCCCGGGCGCCTCGCCGCCGTCCATTGTTCCGACCTCCCGTTGACTAAATGGAAGGATGGCGTAATCGGTATCAAGGATTTCAGCGGCGATCTGATCCGCGCTCACGAGGCGGCAGGATGGATACTCCACAGCCGTGTTACCGTGTGGAAAGACCCAGTGGTCGAGATGACGCGGACAAAGGCGTTGGGATTGCTCTATAAGCAATTACAGAAGGACAGCACCCGCTCGCGCCAAGGCATGGCCGACTACGTCCTTGTGTTCCGTGCGCCAGGCGAGAACGTGGAGCCTGTTGGGCAGGATCGCGACACGTTCCCTGTCGAGCAATGGCAGCAATGGGCATCGCCTGTCTGGATGGATATCCGCCAGACCGATACGCTCAACGTCCAGCAGGCACGTGAGCATTCGGATGAACGGCACGTCTGCCCGCTCCAGCTTGGTTTGATCGAGCGTGCCATCCTGCTTTGGAGCAACCGGGGCGATACAGTGCTTTCCCCGTTCACCGGGATCGGAAGCGAAGGTTTTGGCGCGGTCAAGCTGCGTCGCAAGTTCATCGGCGTGGAACTAAAGGGCGGCTATTTTGCCATTGCGCGAAAGAACTTGGCAAACGCGGAATCCGGCGCCGTGGATCTGTTCGACGCCGCTTAAAAAACCCCAGAAAAAGGAACACACGATGGCTGACGAATCATGGCGTCCGTGGCATGGCCGGGAAAATCCTCTTGAGGCGATGTATCAGCACTTCACGGCGCAGATCGAGGCGCTGAAAGCGCAGATCAACCCGGCGCCAGCGCCGACGCCAGCGCCATCGCCGCCTAAGCCGGCCGCATAACATGGCCGACGACGGCGTCCCGCCGGCCACGATTGCTGACGCGTGTCCGCACTGCGCCGCGGGTCACCCGGTATCCCTGCACAACGGGAACGGGACCCCCGAATATGTTCACCGCATGTCGGCGCAAGCCGGAACGGGGTCGCGTTGGTCGATCACCATCTGCCGAGCGGACAAGATCAGAAAGGGGCTTGTGAAGTAATGAACGTCCAGGCGAGGGGATCGAGCGTCCAGTTCCACAACGACGCGGTGAAGGTGTCCGAGCAGGACCCGGAGTTGGCCTATCGGCTGCTGTGCTCATCGGTGACGATCGACCCGACCAACGCCGTGGCATGGGCTGCCATGGGCATCTGCCTGTCCAAGCTGGGGAAGCTGCCAGCGTCGATCGCGGCGTTCCGCCGGGTATTGTCGATTCCCTACGGGCCGAACCATCAGCACGGGGACAACTCGCCCAAGCTGCAATACACCGCGATGGTGAACATCGCGCACCAACTGAAGAACGACGGCGCGATCTATGAGGCGGTCGACGCTGGCTATCAGGCCAGGGACTTCTTTGACGAGAACGCCGAGGCAATCGGCGAGGACCAGGAATGGTTTCTCTACACCAACCAGAGCCAGGTTCTGTCCATCATCGACCAGACCTCGATGTCTATCGATTACGCGCTGCGCGGCTGGAGCCTGAACCCAACGTCCCCGGAGGCGGAGCTGGCGCTCGCGTTGTGCTACCTGTGGGACGGAAACTATGCGACCGGACTGCGGCACTTCGAGGCGCGGTTTGCGATGGAGAAGGGGCTGAAAAGCTTCCAGAATTACCCTTATCCGCGGTGGACCGGCGGGCATCTGGACACCCTGTTCATTGCCAGCGAGCACGGCATAGGCGACACGCTGTCGATGGCGCGGTTCGTGCCGCGCACCACGCAGTTCGCCAAGCGGGTGCTGTTCCAGGTGCATGCGGAGCTGCACCGGATGCTGACCACGGCGTTTCGGGACTGGCCGAGCGTGAGCGTGATACCTGCCACGACGATGCTGCCGCTGTCCGACGCTTGGTGCCCGGTGATGGGCCTGCCGACGGTGCTTGGCCTGACGACGGAGCAAATCGCCAGTCATCACCAAGCGTGGCGGATGCCGGATTTCCCGACCACCATGCCGACCGGATGGAAGGCGACGGATGCCAAAATCCACATCGGGATCGCGTTTGGCGGGTCGCCTGGGAACGGGATCGACCGGTGGCGCTCGATCCCTGTCACGCAGTTCCTCGACCTCTACGATGTGCCCGGCGTGCAGCTTTACTCCCTCCAGATCGGCCCCAGGGCGCAGGACTTGCACCTGTCGGGCTGTGCAGCGCTGATCCGGGACCTGTCGCCATACATCAAGGATGCGACGGATACGGTGAACATCATCAAGGAACTGGACCTCGTCATCACGATCGAGTCGTTCCTTGGGCACCTGTGCGGTGCGATGGGAAAGGAAACGTGGGTCGCCTACTCGCGCCGCGGTGGCGACTGGCGGATCGGTCGCAAAGAGGGGCCGGCGCTCTGGTATCCGAATCATCGTATCTTCAGGCAGGAGGCGGACTTCGAATGGAACCCAGTGTTCAAGAGGATAGCGCAGGCGCTACGGGCGAGGCTTGGTCTGCCGGAAGTCTGAAATCGAGGCCGAACTGGCGCGGCGAAGCGTGGACGCCATGGATGATGCAGCGGGCTTTGGAGATGAAGAGCGCCGGGAGTAACCGGGCTGAGATAGCCCAGGAGATCGGCGTCAGCTACAACGCGGTCGTCGGGAAGCTGTATCGGTGGGACATGGCGCAGAAGGGAATAAAGCCATCACACCGCAAGAAGCCAGGCGGGGCCGAGAGACGGGCGCAGCGGTTGGCGCAGAAGGAAGCGCAGCCGGCACCCGTCGAGGTCGCCCCGGCCGTGACGCTGCCGCCGCTGGTTTCTCTCACGGAGCCTGTCGAGGCGGCGGTATCGGTTGCTACTGTCAGGAACCATACCGAACCGTCATCGGACGAAAAACCTACTCTCGGGTATGTCTGGTCTGCGCCCAAGCCAAAGCCGGTGAACGTGAGCACGGCGGTATGTCAGTGGCCGAGCGACATCCCGGGCACCCGGCGCTTCACGTTGTGCGGGTGTCCTGTCGAGCGCCACGGGCGGCCGTATTGTGGCGCGCACGCCGACAAAGCCTATATCCGCAGGAAGGTGGTCTATGCTGACTGACAACGAAGCTGTGGCGATGGAGATACTGTCGCACGAGGACATGCTGGCCATCGGGCGCTGGGAAGATGTCATCAAGGGACTGGCCAGCAGACGCTTGTGTGTGCGCGTTATGGACCAGTGGCACCGGATCACGCCGGCTGGGATCGTCGCATTCGAGGCGCACGAGCGGGCGCAATACGCGCCTGTGATCGAGGGGGAGTTGTGATGGCGCTGGCGATGCAGGACGTGTTCTCGTCCCACATCAACCAGATCGGACACGACCCAGACACGGGGGAGTTGCACGTCGCCTGGGACAGCGGCAAGCGCTCGATCTACAGTGGCGTGCCGGCGGACGTGGCGCAGACGGTCATGCGCTCATGGTCTGTAGGCAAGGCGCTGACGACCAAGGTGAAGGGTGGGCAGTATGAACACCGATACGCATGACCATGCGGCGAGGTTCCGCGCGATTGCCGACAAGATCGACCTGAACGGCAGCGCGGACTTCGGCGGTGCCTACGTGATCGTCGGCCCCGAGGGCACGTCGATCGACCTTCTGATGCTGGACGGCAAAGCCAACCCGGCGGTGTTCTGGTCGACCGTGCAGACGCGCGTGCAGATCGTGCTCGCCGAAATCGCCGACGCGGAGCGGAGCGGTGGCATGTTGCAGGGGGTTAGGCGGTGACCCGTGCCGTTTGATGGGGCTTGGACGCCGGAACATGCCGCTTCTGTCAAGGCGGCGTTCTACGAATTCCTAAACCACACGTGGGTCAAGTCCAAAGAAAAGGGCTGGATCATCCTTGGTGAAAATCTATATGGCGCCCAGACCACCGTCATAGAAGGGATATTCGACGGTCTGGGTAACGATATCCACGACTTTAAGGTCCTGAAAAGCCGGCAGCTTGGCGTTTCAACCATTATCCGCGCGCTGATGGCATTTTGGACTGGGATATTCGACGTTACAGCCTCTCTGATGTTTGACACATCGGCTCATTTGATGGAAGCCCGTCAAGAGCTAGTGGATATGATACAGAGGTTCCCGGCAAGCTACAATTTCCCGAAACTGATTGGAAATAACCGGAACTTCCTGATCCTGGAGAACAAATCACGCATAAACCTGATAGCGGCCGGCGTCAAGGAAACCAAATCGTCTCAGACGCTCGGAACCGGCTCCGCTATATCAGTTTCGCACCGTTCCGAGTTGTGCAACTACGGCAATATCGTCGGCATGGAGACATTTCGCCATTCTTTGGCGAGGAAAAATCCAAACCGTTTGTTTGTCGATGAGAGCACGGCCAAGGGGCCGAATATTTGGCAAGAAATCTGGTATGAGGCGAAGGATGATCACCACGCAAAGTGCATTTTCTGCGGTTGGTGGTCGCATCCGGACCAGAAAATAGAGCAAGACGACCCCGATTTCCAGAAATACGGCATTCAACCGCTTTCGCCGCTCGAAAAGCAGAAGATACGGCAGGTTTACGAGCAATACGGCCACGAAATAACGGCCGAACAGCTTGCATGGATCAGGAAGGAGATGAATCCGACCGCTGATGCGGACGGTGACGCTGATCCTGACTTCTCGGGCGACAATTCGCGGCTTGAACAGCAGCCTTGGACTGAGGAAGACGCGTTCCAGATGACGGGCGCGGTGTTCTTCGATCCCGAAGAACTGACGAAGCAGATGAAGCTTCACGTCAGCCGCAAATACAAGACCTACCACTATACCGCCGGCATCGAGTTCAGCGACCTGCGTGTCTATCCTGCGCCCAACGCCAAGTCCGTGCAGCTCAAGGTGTGGGAGGAGCCGGTCGAGGATTCTGTCTACATTATCGCCACCGATGTTGCCTTCGGCCGCGCCGAGTTCAACAACCGGTCCTCGATCGAGGTGATGCGCGCCTACGCGGACGGGCTCGATCAGGTGGCCGAATACTGCTGGCCGCTGATCAACACCAAGCAATTGGCGTGGGTCATCGCCAGCCTGGAAGCGTGGTATGCCGGCGAGCGGTCGACTGTCTACCGGATTGTCGACATCAACGGCCCCGGCGAGGCCACGTTCCGGGAGTTGCAGGACTTGAAGCTTCAACTGCGGCACGGCTACTTCGGCTCGACGCTGACAGAGCGCGGCCTGCAGGACATCCAGCGCAACGTGCGGAATTACATCTACACCCGCACGGACAGCATGGGACGCGGCCACGCGTGGCAGTTCAAGGCGCAGTCGCAGCTCAAGGTGGCGATCATGGAGCGCCTGCGCGACTTCGTGCAGAACGGCATGCTCCACATCCGATCGCAGGAGTCCTTGGATGAGATGCGGTGGATCACCCGCGAGGGCGACAAGATCGAGGCGCAGGGGACCAAGCAGGACGATCGGGTGTATTCGCTTGCGATGGCGGTGCGTCACTGGGAAGAGAACGCGCGCCGTGCGCTGATCCAGGCCAAGCGGACTCGGGCGTTTGAAGAGGCGGCGCGGCGCATGACGATCAAGGATCAGGTGACGTTGTATAATCAGAACCAGCTTGATAGCTTCATCAGCGGGCAGGTTGCGTCCCGGCGGCGTATGATGGCGGCGGCGCGGCGGCAGAGTTGGAGGGGTTGATGCCCAGAGCACGCACTTACGAATGCCCGGGCACGGCGGCGCACCCGCCGCACCAGTTCACCTTTCTCCACCATCCATCGGTGGCGGCCGACCCCCTGCCGCGCTATTGCGGTGTGTGCGGCTATGATAGCCACGAGGAAGATGGCTACGACGAGGCTCTGACCTCGCCGCACATCGGGAAGTCCATCAAGATGACCGTGGACCAGATGCACCGTCAGATGGAGGACGGCGCGCAGTTCCGGGCTGACATCGCGCAGGAGAAGTTCGGGCTCGACAGCCAGGACGCGTCGATCATGAAGATGACGGACATGCGGGACGGCCTGCGCATGGGCGACACGTCGGATGCGAAGCTCGCTCCAAGCCCGGTGACCCAGGTCATGGACGCGGCGCCGGTGGGTATGTTCGGTTTTCAGGGATCGGCCGGGCTGGGATACAGCGGCGCGGTGGCGGAGGGTCCGTTCCCGAACGCCGGCGCTAGGACGCAGGCGATGGTCCGGCAGCACCACGCAAATTTCACCGCGACTTCCGGCCAGGTGGGGGCGACGACATCCTCAATGCCGGCGCTCGAAACCACATCGCCTAACTATCGGCGTCGTGTATGATTGATGGATGAGCGATAAAGCGAAAGTCCTAGACTTCCCGTCGAAAAAGTCCATGGCGTCGCGTCCCGACGCCTTCATGGAACTGCCGCAAGACAACAAGCTACTCGTCCGGCAGGTCATGGAGATCAACGAAATCTGCCGGTCGGATGTCGGCCAGCGCGCTGCCTATTATCGCCAGCTCAACATGATCGTGGAAAGCGGCAAGTCCGATGGGTCCCGATCGCTGATCAACCTGCTTTATAGCCTGATCGACCGGCTCGCGTCGCACCTGTTCTCGCCGACTGAAATCCGTTTCTCCATGGATTTCGAGAACGAATACCCGGAAGAAATCCTCAAGCGCGGCAACGTCGCGACCCGGCTCCTGGCGCGCTCATTCGAGCGGACGAACACCGACATCCTGTTCGCCCAGGGGGTGTTCGAGGCGCTGAAATACGGTTCATGCTTCCTGAAACAGTGGGTCACGCAGGACGGATCAGAGAAGCTTCCGACCTACCATTCCAGCCTCGTGATGCCATGGCAAATGGGGGTCTACAGGCCGGACACCAACTCCCTGGACGACCAGCCGGCGATGACCCAGAGCGTCACGCTGACGATGCCGGAAGTGTGGCGACGAATCTACCACATGCCGGACGCGCGGCAGTTGTTTGACCGGATCAAGCAGCATGCCGCGCCCGGCGCGACGGACGTTGCGAACAGCTTTTTCCACCAGGTGCTGAACACCTCGCAGATCAACACCGGGGCCGGTGCGGCGTCGCGGCCGGTCCCCGGCGGCATCGTGCAACTGTCCACGGACCCGAACTATGGCGGCGTCGGCCCGTCCGGCGCGGCGCCGATAGCGGTGATGCACGAGACGTGGATGTGGGACGGCGACGATTACACCACGATCCAGATCATCGAGCCTGACATCCTGATCGCGCCGCGGTGGAAGCGGTCCAACCTGCTGATATCGGGTCACCAGTGCGGTTTGCACCCGTTCACGTTGATCCAGGCCAACCCCACGTCGGGCAACCTGTGGGGGCGCAGCGAGATCGCCGACCTGATCAACCCGCAAGACTTCCTTGCCGAAACCGCGTCGGACATTCGCCGGCTGTTCGGTCTGCAGGTCGACAAGCTCCTGGCGTTCTCAGGCGACGGGCTGACGGATGAGCTTTACGACCAGATGCGCCAGGCCGGGTATGCCAACCTCGGCCCGAGCGGAAGCGCCGTGGACCTGACGCCAAAGTTCCCGGCCGAGGCGTTACCGCTTCTGGAGAAGCTGATCCAGATCATTGAAATGATTAGCGGTTTTGACAACATGCTGTCGGGAAAGGGCGAGCCAGGCGTGCGCAGCGGCGTGCAGAGCAACCCAATGATGAAGGCGGCGGGTGCGCGTCTGAAGGACCGGTCCTTGCTGATCGAGCGGCAGTGCGCCGCGGCGGGTGATCTGCGTTTGAGCATCATGGAGGCGAAGGACGGCCGAGCCTACTGGACCGATCCGAAGCACCCGAACGAGACGCAATTCCTTCTGGCCGACCTGCCGGAAGATCGGCGTGTGACGGTGGACGGCCACACCACGTCGCCGATCTTCGCCGACGATCATCAGTCGCTCATCGTGGGCGGCCTGAAGCTGGGCATCATCGACCCCGAATCTGCCATCGAGATGCTGCCATTCCAGAATAGGGACATCATCCTGACGCGTCTGCGCGCCAAGGAAGAGAAGCAAGCGGCGCTGATGCAGCAGCTCCAGAAGCAGAACCCGGAGGAATACGCGAAAATCATCGAAAAACAGGCGTCGTCTAAGAGACGGTAGTTGACCGTCAAAGATACGTCTGTTAGACGTATTCAAGCCGGGCGGGATACGGAGCGCTGTGTGGGGATAAGAGACCTCCCCTCTCTCCGCTTCACACAGCGTCCGCCCGGCGCATTCAGGGGGGTTAGAAATGTCGGTCACGAAGAAAAAGGCGAGCAAAAGCAGCAGCAAGCCCATGGGCCGCCCAAAGGGTGGTTTGGACAGCAGGCTGAACAGCCCCAAGGCAATTCGCCGCCAGAGTAACAAGCATCTGTCCGGGCTCCGTGCGCTGGCGATAGCGTTTTGACTGATACCGCAACCCTCGATATCGCCACTCTGGCGTGCCAAGTCTGCGGAGGCGGGTGGTTTGCATGCTCGCCCGGCACGGTCGCTGAGGATCAAGAGCATGGTAATTTGTTCAAGTTAAAGCCGGCACCCGAAGTTCCCATGCAGGTTTGGTGCCTCGACTGCTGGCCGCTCAGGAAATAACAGTTGGTTGGAGCCGATTTGACCGGCGCCGATCGGACGCCGCTACATGGCCATCCTCGCTAAGCGAACGGCTCCGAACGTACACGGCCGTTGCGGTGCGCAAACCGGGCTCCGTAAAACCATTGCGGAAAGGATGGCCGCCGATCGCTATGGAAGAGGGAAACCAAAACGATGCCCATACCAGCCGAAGCCGATCACCACATCGTATGCGAATGCCGAAGCCTGTCCAGTTTCACTTAGGAATCTAGGCGGTCGGACCAATGGTCGAGTCATCCATAGTGGTCACCACGAGCGGTGGAATGCAAACAAACGCGTTCATCATCGGGTAGAAAGCGTTCATCATCACGTCCACGCCGACGTTCAGCACCTGCGTTTCCCCCATGTCGGGAAACTGGATCACCACATCCTGCGTGATGGCGTCTTGCCGGCGCAAGAACTTCGCCCCTGACGGCGAAATCGCATACCCGACCGTCCCCCATGCCCGATATAGCTTCGAGGCATTCGCCGCGAGCCGGCAGTTCTGGTAGCGATCGATGTGCCGGCGCAGCTCGCCAAGCTCGCACTGCATGCCGCCCCAGGCGCCAGGGACCATATCAAACATCAGGAGCGCGTTGAAATTCCATCCCCACAGGATGATGTCCCAGTCCTTGGGGAGCGATTCCAAGACCTTCCGGTGCGCGCCCATGAACGACAGATGCACGATCGCGTCGTCCTCAAAGATTGTCATCGGCCGGCCTGCCTCGATCACCTCATCCCAGAACGCCATGTGCGACAGGAGACACCCGAGCGCGCCGTCTGAATGCTTCAGCGACGGGTAACGTAAGCGGTCCACTGTTTGACCGTCGACCGCGGTCTGCACGACGCATGGGACATGCGGGTTGCGGGAATGGAATAGCTCCAGGCGATGGGGGGTCCGTTCCAGGCTGAGAACGCGCAGGTCTTCCATCATTCTATCACGTCCTGTGATGCCCATTCGGTGAATGCCTCGATCGGCAGGAGCCATTTGCGGCCGATCCGTCGATGCGGCGGCGGGTTGGGGCCGCGCAGGCGGGTATAAAGCGTCGTCAACGACACCCCGACCATGGCCGCGCCCTGCTTCGGGCTGAGATATTTCGGGATGTCGATATCCAGCGGTTCGGCCATCACACGCTTTTACCAACGCGATCAAAGCGCGCCTAGCGAAATAAGCGAACGCCGCCATTGCGCCGCGCGCGCGTGTAAGCGCTGACTGCGGCGCCCGGACTTAACTGTCTCCCGAGTCAGAAATGACCCGAGTGGCGGCGATAACGAGGAGCGTTCGGGCATCGTGTCACTATTCAGGAGATCGCTATGATTAAGGAAATTGGCGTTCGCGGTCGTCGTCCCAAGGGCCGCGGCCGGAAGCACTAATATGATCCGCTTCAGGAATATGAAGCGCGGTCGTCGGATGTAGTCCAGAGCCATGCCGATTCCGGGCGAAGCCCCGCCGACACCACCGCCTGAAGCTCCCGGTGCCGCCGCACCGCCTGGAGGAGCGCCAACGCCGGGTCAGCCGCCTATCGGCTCCTCCCCTGCAACGGCGCCGACCCAGAACCTCGGCCACGCGGCGCAGGGTATTCAGATCGTCGGGATGCTCCTGAACGGCATGGCAATGGCTATTGCCAAAGTCGGCGCGTCTACGCCGGTCGGCCAAGCGCTGTCGAAAGCCTTGGTCGATATCGGCAAGCACGTGCCGCCTGGCAGCAGCACGCCGCAAGGCGAGCAGAACGCCATGCAGGCGATGATGCAAAAGAAAATGCAAATGGCGCCGCAGATGGCCGCCATGGGTGCGCAAGGTCCGCGCCCCCCGATGCCGGGAGCCCCGCCGGGCGCTGGCGCACCTCCACCGATGGCAGGGTAAGGTATTCAAATGCCGAATATTTTCCAGGACAACACAAAGTCTATCCCCAAGTCTGACGCGCAGATCGTCCGCGTGAACATGGAAGAGATGGAGATCGGCGGCC